AGTGTATATGATTGCAAATCTCAAGTTGTATCTACTCACGAAAATTTGTTATTGTGTGATGAAGAACGATTGAAATTTTCTAATATGCCTAAAGATGGTGATTGGAAAGTTGTCAAATATGAATGTAAATTGAAAGATGGAACAGAAGTATGAATATCTTCTACCTTGATAAAGACCCTATAGTTGCAGCTCAGATGAGTTGTGACAAGCACGTTGTCAAGATGATACTTGAGTCTGCTCAGATGTTGTGTACTGCTCATCGTGTTTGTGATGGTGATGATTATGCTGATGAAAAAGATATGTACAAGATGGTACACAAGAACCATCCAAGCACCATCTGGACTCGTTCTAGTTCTCAGAATTATATCTGGTTGTGGAGACACATGACCGCTCTCATGCGAGAGTATACTTATCGTTATGGTAAACACCATGCTACAGAAAAATTAAAAGAGAGCCTTGCTCGAGTTCCAAACAATATTCCTTTTGGAACTAAATTTACTGATCCACCACAGTGTATGCCAGAAGAATGTAAAGGTGAGGACACAGTACTTGCATATCAGAAATACTATATAATAGAGAAATCTAGTTTTGCAAAGTGGTCTAAACGAGAAACACCAGCATGGTTTTTAGGAGAAACAAATGCAGAGGGAAAGTCGGTCGAACTACATACTTAGAAAAATGAGGGAAGATAGAAGAAACAATGGAAGGTTTGAGGATAGTGATGCATTAACTTTATCACAAGAAAATGCAATACTCCGTAATAACGTAAAAGAATTACAAGAACAATTGCAAAATGCATATAAACGCATAGTAGAATTAACATATATTAAAGACAAACAAATGGAGCTTTTTGAATGAAAGAAATGATTATATTAATTGTTATGATGTTTCCAGAATACGGTGTGTATCCTGATTCGGTAGCAATAAGAGAGTATGAAGGTAAACCACTAGTATTTACAAGTGCTGATAAATGTGAAGAATGGATATGGAATGACCTTGAAAATTTAAAAGAATACGGTAAAACAGTGTATCCAGATGCGGTGGCTGTTAAACAGATAACGTGTGTTTACAAAGAAGATGAGAGTAATATATAATGCCTACGTATATTTTTAGAGATATGAGTACAGGTGAAGAGTTTCAAGATTTTATGTCTATAAATGAAAAAGAAACTTATCTACAAACTAATACCAATATTGTACAGCTACCCAATACAATAAATTTTGTTGGTGATCATATTATGGGTGTAGGCCCTAAAAATGATGGGGGATTTAATGAACGTATGAGTCAGATTGCATCTGCTCACCCAAATTCACCTCTAGCAGATAGATATAAAACAGGTGAGTCTCACAAGAAATTGAAAACAAAAGAAGTGATTAGGAAACATCAGAAAAGGAAACCATTAGTTACTAAATAAATATGGTGCGGGCGAGAAATCAAACTTCAGCAATGGATGCACAGTATCTACGCAAGCTGGGAAGTCAATCCGCCCATGCATCAGAGAGAGGGGATGCCTAGGAGTCTCCTCTCTCACTCTAATAAATAGGATATATCATGGCTGCAAAAAAGAACAAAGAAATTAATCACAATAGTTTAGTTACTATTAAACCAATTACTGACAACCAAAAACAAATCTTCTCATCTTGGAAGAAAGGTCAGAACCAATTTCTGTTTGGTTGTGCTGGAACAGGTAAAACTTTTATCTCTCTATATCTAGCACTACAGGATGTTTTTAATCTAAAAACAAAATACGACAGAGTGGTTCTTGTTCGTTCTCTTATTCCTACAAGAGAGATTGGTTTTCTGCCAGGCGATGAAGAAGATAAGGCTGCACTCTATCAAGTTCCATATCAGAACATGGTGCAGTTTATGTTTGAGATGCCCAATGAACAAGCATTTAATGGCTTATATGATAAACTTAAAGGTCAGGGGAGTCTTTTCTTTTTATCAACTTCTTTTCTAAGGGGGTTGACATTTGACAATACTATTGTTATAGTAGATGAATGTCAAAACTTAAACTTTCACGAATTGGATACTATTATCACTAGGGTTGGTCAAGACTCTAAGATTGTGTTTTGTGGAGACTTTGGTCAAACAGACTTGCAGAAGACAAATGAGAAAAATGGTTTGCATGACTTCCTACGTATTCTAGAAGAGATGGAAGAGTTTAATTGCACAGAGTTTACCATAGGCGACATTGTTCGCTCTGGTTTTGTTCGTAGTTATCTTATTAACAAAACCAAACTAGGAATAGGTGTAGAATAATGGATATAGAAAAGTTAAGAAAACAATTAGAGATTGATGAAGGTATTGTCCATGAGGTATACCTTGACCATCTTGGATTAGCTACTTTTGGTATTGGCCACTTGGTTATAGACAGTGATCCAGAATATGGAGCTGAGGTAGGAACAGCAGTTGCAGAATCTAGATGTATTGAAGTTTTTAACCAAGATGTTGAAATAGTTTTATCTGACTGTAAAATTCTTTATTCAGACTTTGATGAGTTACCAGAAGAGGTTCAACAGATAATTGCAAATATGATGTTCAACATGGGCCGTCCTCGTTTGAGTAAGTTCAAAGGAATGAAACGTGGAGTAGATGCCAGAGATTGGAACGCAGCCGCAGATGAGATGGTTGATAGTGCTTGGTATCGTCAAGTGACAAATCGTGCAGAACGATTAGTGGAACGCATGAGAAACGTGTGATGAAATATACTCAATCACAGTGGGATAGAGAAATAGGTTGGGGCAAAGTGCCAGAAAAATACAAGTATAAAAATAAACTTGAAGAGTACAAAGATAAAATTAATTACGATGTTTGGGAAGATGTTGCTCATGTGCAAGGTATCACCTTTAATCGTCAACCGTATAATATAAAAGAAACTAACGTAAACTATAGTATGAAAGCAAATGAATATGTTCAATCACATAACAACAGCTCTGCCGGAACTAACGACAGAGACAATAAATCGTAAAAGATTTTATGTAACTCCCGAAGGAGAGAAATATCCTTCTATAACCACAGTTCTTTCAAATCGTAAGAAAGAAGGACTATTTGAGTGGCGTAAACGTGTAGGTAACGATGTTGCCAACTATGTTGCACGTACCTCTGCAGCCAGAGGAACAGCAGTACACCATATGTGTGAAGATTATCTCAACAACGAATTTGATGAAGAGAAACACAAGAAGAATTTCTTACCCTATTGTCTATTCAAACAGTTATCAGATCATGCATTATCAAAAGTGAATAACATCTATGCACAAGAAGCAGGTCTTTATAGTGATAAATATAGAGTGGCAGGCCGTGTAGATTGTATTGCAGAATACAAAAATACTCTTTCTATCATTGATTTTAAAACATCTTCTAGAGAACGTAATGACGATTGGAACGAAAATTATTATATTCAGACTGCCGCATACGCTGAGATGTTTCAAGAAAGAACTGGTTTAAAGACAGACCAGATTGTAATTCTAGTAGTAACTGAAGACGGCACTGTTCAAGAATTTGTTAAAAACAAACAAGACTATCTTCCTATGCTGGAAGAGTCTATAAATGAATGGAGCAAATCAAATGAAACATCTAGCAATATCTATGCTGGCGATGTTTCTAGTAGTAGGTTGTCAAACAACGCAATCGGCTGAAACGGAAACAGAGCCTAAAGTCGTTAAAAAAGTAGAAATTCTTCCTGAGCAAGAAGAGCAAAACTCAACAGGAAATCCTTTTGAGAATATGCCTGTCCCGCCAGGAGCTATGGTCAAATCCGTTAAGCCTGTTTCTTGTGGTAGAATAGATACGATTATAGAAACCATGCAAAATCAATATGGTGAAAAGCCTGTTTTTATTGGTAAATCAATCTCGACTCACCCATCTGGTGAACAAATTAAAACTGTGGCAACTTTATTATTTAACGAAGATACTGGTAGTTGGACATTTTTAGAACAAATGCCAACTGAAACTAGATTTATGTGTTTGTTATCAGGTGGTGAAGGTGGTAAGACAAAAGGTCTTTTACTTAAAAAAGGAACTTCTTTGTAGAAAAGCACTTGACTTTTTAATTTTACTATGGTATAAATATAATACAGTTCGTTGATACGGATTGAAAGACGTACAGGACTTGGGGGCAGTACCCAACGCCTCCACCATAAGCACAGGGAGTCAAGGCCTCCTGTTTGGTAGCGCAAGTAAAAACGTAACTCTTATCCAACTAGGCCTGGTTGGTGTGCTTATGATGGGGGCGAAACAGGATCGACTGGCGTGGAATAGAGAAGTGGAGAATTGTCGGATGACTCCGTTATTGGTCAAAACACTAAACGCAAACGATAACTTTGCACCTATGGCACTCGCTGCGTAACGAAAACGCAATAAGTGTTCGGAGTTTCGGTAGGTTCCTTGGCAACAGAATAACCTACCACTACTCTTTCCATAAGGGAAGAGAACAAAAAAGGAGTCTATTGCTGTATATCGACTTCGGCCGCAGCAGGGGTCATCACCTAATAGATGCGTGGGGGGTCACGGTTAACCCCCCAATCTTTAAGGAGTACAGATGGCATACAGCGACAAGTTAATAGATCATTATGAAAACCCTCGTAACGTGGGTGCTTTGAATAAAGATGAAAATGATGTAGGAACTGGTTTAGTTGGAGCTCCTGCTTGTGGTGATGTTATGAAACTACAGATTAAAGTTGATGAGGATCATGTCATAGAAGACGCTTGTTTCAAAACTTTTGGTTGTGGTTCTGCAATCGCATCAAGCTCCCTTGTGACAGAATGGGTCAAGGGTAAAACTCTAGATGAAGCAACGAGTATAAAAAATACAGACATTGCAAAAGAATTAGCACTACCACCTGTTAAAATACATTGTTCAGTTCTTGCTGAGGACGCAATCAAGGCAGCTGTGGCTGATTATAAAGAGAAAAATAAATTATCTAAATAGGAATTATGATGAACACTACTAAGACATTTTCGTTAAACATTGAAAACATTGCAAAGGAAAAAAGAATTACACATATGGAGGCAGTTCTTTGGTATTGTAAAAAAGAAGGTATCGAACCAGATACAGTAAGCAATTTAATATCTAAAGGACTGAAACAAAAAATTGAAGCAAACGCAAGAGATTTGAACTTTCTACCTCGACAAGCACAATTACCAGTATAAGGAATATATTATGGGAACAATATTAGTTATAGCACTTTTTAGTGGATTATTTGCAGTGGATAATCAAGAATTTTTCGATCAAGTCAAAAAAGAAGTTAATGATGGTTATGAATGGCATTATGTTAGTAAACAATCTCTTGACCCATCTGCTAAATCAATACCATTACAAGTAGAGGGTGAAGAGCCCTACATCATTTGGAAACTCAAAAAACCAGAATAAATTATGCAAGCAGTTGATACATATCTAATGTATTGTGCTTTGAAGGCTCACTTCAAAGGTGATTACGATTACCATAGATTTAGTGGTAAAACGAAAATCTCCAGAGATTC